CAGCATTCCAGCATCGATACCGACACTTTGATTGATGACATGCGTGCCTGGGGCGCGTCAGAGGACCAGATCAGCCAATGGCTTTCACAGCAGCAAAAACAGAACAGCGAATTCGCCGTGCGGCCCGAAAACTGGGCGGCGGTCGAGTTGTTTTTGTGCGCGGCAACCCAATGGCGGTTGGCGGCCAATGGCGCACCCTATGGACTGGATTATCCCGGCGTGGAGACAGCGGCAAAGTTTGCGGGCTTAAAAATCACGTCCGATCTGTTCGCCGATTTGAGAATCATGGAACAGGCCGCAATCGCGAAATTTGCCGAGTTGCGCGGGAGGTAGGTCATGAGTGATCTGATTATCACCGCACGTTTGCGCGCCGATGCCCGTGGGTTTATCGGCGATTTGCGCCTGTCGCGCGCCGAGCTTGACCGGCTGACCGATAGCTCTGGCCGCGCCGGGCGGGGCCTTGATCGGTTGTCAGCGCAGGGCAGCAATGTGAGCGGCATGTTCCTCAATATGCGCAACGCGATTGCAACCCTTGGCCTTGGTCTTTTGGTGCGTGACATTTACCAAACCGGTAACGCTTTTGAGGGTTATGAAAGCACCTTGCTCTCGGTTGCGGGCACGCATCAAAAAGCTGCTGCTGAAATGGATTATGTCCGTGCCCAGGCAGACCGGCTGGGGCTGGCGCTTAAATCCACCACCGACCAATATAGTCAGGTTGCGGCAGCGGCCAAAGGCACCGTTTTGCAAGGGCAACCGGCACGCGACATTTTTGAGGCTGTGTCGGAATCGATGGTGGTGCTCAATAAATCATCTGCCGATACCCAGGGTGCGCTGCTTGCGATCACGCAGGTGATGAGCAAAGGACGCGTCGCAGCCGAAGAACTGGATGGCCAGTTGGCGGAGCGTATTCCCGGTGCGTTTAAGATTGCATCGCGCGCGATGAATGTTTCTACCCAAGAGCTTCGTAAGATGCTGGAATTGGGGCAGGTAACAGCCGAGGATTTTCTGCCGAAATTTGCTGCTGAATTGCGCAAGACCTATGGCGAGGCTTTGCCATCGGCCACACGGCGGGCGAGTTCCGAATGGAACCGCATGATGAATGTGATTACAGATCGTTCCAACACCGTCTACACGTCGGGTTTTGGGGCGACACTGGCCAAAGAAATTCGCGAGATTACGGCTTTGCTCAAAGGTCCCGAGCTTGAACAGGCCGCAACCAGCTTTGGCGAACTGCTGGCACAGGGCACGGCACTGGCCAGTGACGGGTTGCAGTTTTTAATCCGCAACGGGGATCAGGTATTAGCGGTGCTGGCGGGTATTGCGGCGGTCAAAACCGCGTCCACCCTGATTAGTATTGGCAGTGCCGCTGTGCAGGCAACGGCGGCGCTGGCCGCGTTTGCGCTCACGCCGGTCGGGGCGCTGGCCATCGCGCTGGGGGTGGCAACGGCAGCTGTTATCGCCTTTGGTGATGAGACGGTTAAAATCAATGGCAAGACCGCCAGCGTGACCGATTATGTGGTGGCCGCGTGGGAAATGACACGCGATGCGGTTGTTGCCGGTTATGGCTGGATGGTGGAAGCCAGTGCGACCGCCTGGCAGGCCGCCGAAGATTATGCCAACGGCCCGTGGGCATCGAAACTGGGTGGTATCTGGCAGCAAATTGCGGAAATCGCCAAAAACAATATCAACGGCATGATCGGGGCCTTTGTCAGTATCGGCGAGATCGGCGGTTTGCTGGTCGACGACCTGTATAAAAACTTCAAATGGCTGTTTGACGCGATTGGTAAATATTACAACTGGTTGCTCGAAACAGCAGGCAAGGTCGCCGACAAGATTGGCGAGTTTTTTGGGCAGGCCACCAACTTCGCCAAGGAATCGCTAAAAGAAATCGGCGTTGCTGCCGCCGATGCGCTGGGCCGGTCTGATCTTGGCGGACAGATCAAAAATATCGTGGATCGCAATCTGCCTCGCGAGTGGCTGGGCGATATATGGAAGGCTGGCGGAAAGCTGGCCGAGCCGGTGATTAATGATCTTGGAACCCGTGCTGGAAAACTTTACCAGGACCGGATTGCCGCCGCAAAACCTGCCCCCGCGTCCAAGCCGCAGCCCGCGACCGGTATCGAAAACAACCCGGGAGGCGGGAGCGGCGCGCCGGTCATCACAGCCCAGCGGCAAACCGCGCACGCCAATGCGGTAAAGCGCATCAAGCAGGGTTATTTGGACCTGCTGCCGCCCCAGGAGCGCAACATTGAAGCTGCGAAGCAGTGGTATGAAGAAGCGATCAAGGGGCTCGATGCCAACCAGAAAGGCTATGCCGAATTCAAGGCCGAGGCTGACGAAGTTTACCAGCACCTGATCGAACAGGGATCGACCGACTGGCAGGCGGGGTTAAAACGTGGTCTGCGCGAGATTGGTGAAGAAGCCAGTGATATGGCGAGCCAGACCGAACGCGCACTAACAAATTTCAACCGCGCTGGTGAAACCGCCTTTGTCGGATTGATGCGTGGTACGACGTCGCTATCCTCGGCTTTTTCCAACATGGCCGATTCCATCATCAACGACATTTTAAGGATGATGTATCAGCAGCAAATCGCAAAGCCGATTGCAGGCTTTGCCAGTGATTTTCTCAGCAGCTTTATCGGCGGCTTCAGCTTTGGCACCACGAATTTTGACAGCACTGCCGCGCATTACAATGGTGGTGGTCGCACGGGCGTGAACATGTCGGCGGTCGGCTCTTTTCATTCCGGGGGCCAGGTGCGCACGGGTGGCGAAAACCCGCGCATGTTACCGAACTGGATATTTGACAATGCCCCGCGTTTTCATAACGGGCGCATTCCCGGCCTTCAACCCGGTGAACTTGCGGCGGTGCTCAAGGATGACGAGGAAGTCCTCACACGAAACAATCCGCGCCACATTTTCAATGCCGGTCGCAGCGGGTCGATCAGCGGCAATTCCGGCATGATCATGCTGGAACCGAAATTCGAGATCACGCTTGAAAATCAGACCGGGCAGGAAATGGCCCAGCCCACCGTTGAAAGCCGGGGCACGAAAAACGGTGCCCAGCAACTTTATATTCTGCTGAAACCGATGATTTCGAATGACATCGCCAATGGCTCGCTCGGCAAGCAGATCGGTTCGCAATTCAATACTTCGCAATCCCTGATCAGGAGATAGCGCAGATGGTTGAGGCCTATCCTGAAGCCCTTCCGGCTGATCCGCTGATCAATGGCTATCGTGAAAGCTGGGTTTCGAACTTTTTTGAAAGTGCCACCGATAGCGGCAAACCACGGCGGATGAAACGCTATACCAAGCCACCGCGCCAGACCCTGAATGTCACCGTGCCGATGACACGGGCTGAAGTGGCGATTTTTGAGACGTGGTTTTGGGAGACGTTAGATGGCGGGCTGTTGCCGTTTTCTTTCGTTCATCCGCGCCGCAATACTTTGCTGACCTTCTGGTTTCGCAAGGATACGAACCCCGATCCCAAGCCGGTCAAAAACGGTGCCAATTGGGACGTTACCTATGAATTGGAGTTCGAACGTGGTTGATGACATTGGCCGGTTAAGCCCCGAGGCGACCAAGGCAGTCCAGCAACAGGATATCGGCGAGGTCTTTTTGACCGCGCTTGACATTTCGCATCCTGAAATGGCCGAGAGCCTGCATGTGATCAATAACAGCGAGAATTTGCAGCGCCTTGGCAAAACCTATGTCGCCTTGCCGTTTGACCTTAACCTGCCCGATGAAACTGCGGGCGAGATGCCCCGGCTTGATCTGGGGATGTCGAACTTCCCCGATGAGGACGGTAAAACCCCGATTGCCGATGCGCTGGAAACCATGTCGGTCTCGCCTTTGTTTGAGCTGTCGGTGTTTTCGGCCTCACGGCCCGATGTGACGGAATATGGCCCGATCGCGCTCGAACTTGAAAATGCGAGTTATGACCAGGGCGAGATTAAAGGCACACTTGTGATGGACCCGCATATGACGCGCGAACCCCACCCCAAAGACAGTTGGGATGCGTCGATTGCACCTAACATCTTCACGCGGAGGGTTTGATGATTGTCGGGATCAGCGCCTGGGCACGCAAATATGTTGGCATTCGTTTTGCCAAACGGGGCCGGGGTTTTGACGGGGTGGATTGTTATGGCCTTCACTGGCTGGTGGAAAAGACCGAAACCGGGCGGGAATTGCCAATCCTTGATTATGCCTTCGAACCGCGCGATGTGCGCGGCATTTCCCGGTTATTCGCCGGGGAAATGCCGCTGTGGCGCAAGCTGGGTGCGCCGCAAGATCGCTGTGTGGTGATGCTGCTGACCGGTGGTGTGCCGTCACATGTCGGCGTGGTGTGCGGCGATGGTTTGATTATCCACGCTGATAGCGATGCCGGAATGGTCGTTTGTGAGCGGCTCTCCGCCCCCTCATGGCCGGAAAGCCGGATTGAGGGCTTTTATGCCTATGGGGGTGAGTGATGGTTTCAGGATGCCGCACAGGACTTAATTACCGCCGAAATATCAGCAAGTTGGCCTTTTCGACCATGCCAGACATCGACTTTGGTGTGGGTAGCGTCAATTTTACGCAACTCTGCGCGAGCGTACCAACCGTCCGATCCAGGCACGGAAAAACCCGTCACGAGCTTGAGCAGGTAATCCATAACCGCAAGGCCGGTCTCCGAGTAGATTTGTGTGTCAATCGGTCTTTGCCTTGCCCGCTCTTTCTCCGTGTAGCACTGGAAAATTTGCTGGTAATTGCCGTTCAACTGAAATTGCTGATGATAAGTTTTGTTTTTAAGTTCGGTTGGCGTGTCGTAACCAACACAGCCGGTCAGCATCAGTACACAAAATACTGCAAGCGTCTTTCGCATAATCTTCTCCCCAAGATGAAGCGTCTGAAATGGTCCGCTAACTCTATTGAGGGTTGTGAGGGCTGTCATGTCTAAAATCCTCTTGCCGATGAACAGTCCGCAAAATCAGGCTATTCGTGTGCTTGCCGGTCAGTCGATTTTTAACCCGACGCCCGTCGAATATGTCTTGCCCGCTAAGGGCAAGACCATTGCACAAATGCTGTGCGAGATGCGCGGGCGCGGCGAGATTGACGAACTTTTGATCGATGATCAGGCGCGCCCGTTAGGGGGGCTGGATGTGCAGGTCTGGCTGGGGGATTGGGGCCTATCCCGGGCGCAAATGCTGATCCCTGCCGAGCTGTGGCATCGTGTGCGGGTCAAACCGGGCATGTCGATGGCCATTACGCTGCGACCGCGCGGTGGTGGTGGTGGCGGTGGCAAAAATCCGGTGCGTATTTTGCTGACCATCGCGGTCATTGTTGTAGCAATCTATACCGGTGGGGTTGTTGCGGGATGGGCCGCAGATGCTGGTTATGCGGCGAGCGCCAGCGCCATCGGTGCTGCCGCCGGTGCTGCCGTCACGGCTGTGGGCAATATCCTGATCAATTCGATTGTGCCACCCCCCACCAACAATATATCGGCGGCGCGTGGTGATTTTAACCGCGACAGCGCCAGCCCGACCTGGTCGCTCGACGGCATCGCAAATGATCCCGATCCCTATGGCCCGATCCCGCAGCTTTATGGCACCAAGCGGATCACGCCGCCCCGGGTGACCGAATTTTATACCGAAAATGTCGGCGATGACGTCTATGCCCGCGTCACGCTGGGCTGCGGTTATGGCCCGATGCGCTTTAGCGAGCCACGTTTTGGCACCACACCGGTGGCGAATTTCGAAAATGTTGAGCTGGAATATCGCGAAGGCTGGGTGGACGATGCACCCTCGACCCTGTTTGCCGATCAGCCGCAGACCGACAGCTACAATATCAGGATTACCAATCAAAGCCCGGTGATTGTTGAAAGCCGCGAGGCCGACGAGCTGGTGATTGACTATGCCTGCACCGGGCTGGTTTATTTTGACGACAACGGTAACCGCCAAAACCGCACGGTTGAGGCCAAGATTGACATCAAGCGCCTTGATGTTGACGAGGAGTATGTCTCTGCCCCCAGTTCGGCGGCACCGCTTGAAGCCAGCAGCTTTCTGACGCGCGTTTTTGCGCCGGTCGGCAAACGCTGGGTCGTATATCGTAGCGATTATGCGGTCAACGGGCCAGTTACGATCACGCTGTTTTCGCGAGCGGGGTCCTATTTCGGGTCCAGCCCGCTCTCGGGCTATCAATATAAAGTGTTTGTGCGCAGCTATGATGCCGAGCGCGATGATCTGGTGTCGGACCGCCTGCCGCCATCGAGCTTTGCCCTGTATTGGCAAAGCGCAAAGATCGCACCGGGAGCCGCGCAAACCCAGACCATCGCACCACCAGTCGGGCAGCGCATCGAGATTGCGGTGCTGCTGGATATTTACTGGGTGCAGGCGGAAAACCCCAAATGGATACCGAATAACTTCCCGGCTTCCGACCCCGACTGGATGATGTATGATGATCCCGAAATCAGCTACATGACGTCGGCCCCCAATATCGAGCGCGTGAGCCTGAGCATCACAGCCGCGAGTGAAAATGCCGTGCGCCGGTCGGTGCGGATACCGCTCCCCTCGCACGGGCGTTACGCGATCCGCACCCGCCGTCTGACGGCTGATAGCGACAGCCCGCGCGTGCGCGATGATCTTTATATCACCGCTGTCAAAAACATTTTGCACAAACCGCCAATCAGCAAAAAGGGCATCGCGACGATCAGTTTTCGCGCTAAAGCCGGTGATCAGTTGCAGGGCCTGCTCGACCGGTTCAGCGTGCGGGCCTCTCGTTTACTCCCGGTCTATGACCGCGACACGCAAACATGGGAATGGAAAGAGACAAACAGCCCGGCATGGGCGGCATTGTGGTGCCTGATGGGTGAAGCGGTGGCGCAGCCCTGTTCGGTGGAAAAGATCGATTTGCCGATGTGGCTGGGGCTGGCCGATTTTTGTGCGCGCAAGCCCCCGCATAGTGATTTGGCTGATGCCATCGACCCGGAGTCAGACGACACGCCCTATTTCCGCTATAGCGGTTATTTCCGCGACCGCCGAGCGGCGACCCGGCGCGCCCAGGACATTTTATCGGCCTGCCGCGCGCAGCTGGTGATGATTGCCGGTAAATATTCCGTGGTCTGGGAAGACCCTGATCCTGTGAGAGTTTCCTATCTCGGCCCGGAAAACTGCCTGTCGCTGACGCGCAAGCGCACCTTTGTTAATTTACCGCATGGCTTGCGGGTGCAATGGCGCGACGAAGCCGAAAACGACCGTGAACTGATTGTTTATCGCGACGGGTTTAGTGCGGCGAATGCCACCCTGTTTGAAACCCTTGAACTGGAAGGCTGCGATGGCGAAGACCTTGCCTGGCGCGAAGGCCGGTATTGGTTCGCCGTCGCGCAGGTGCGGCAAAAAACCACCACCGCGATTGTCGGCTACGAACATTTGCGCTTTGGCCTTGGCAGCATGGTGGGGGTGAGCCATCCGGTGCCCAAAATCGGGGTGGCCAGCGGGCGGATTAAGGCTGTTACTCATGACGAGGACGGCAATGTATCGGCCATCACGCTCGATCAGCCCGTACCGTTTGACAGCGAACATGATTATTGCGTGCGGATATGGCTGTCCAAAGGCGGCACGGCTTACAGCACGGTCAGCCATGAAGCCGGTGAATATGTGACGCTGACGCTCGATAACCCGGTCGCGCCGCGCGATTTTGCCGATCCCGAGAGTGCGCCGGTTGCGGGTAATTACTTTCAATTCGGCATTGTCGGCTACGAACTGCGCGACATGCTGGTCAAGAATATTGCAAGACGTGATGATTTTCATGCGCTGGTCGAACTGGTCGATGCCGCCCCGGAAATCCACCTTGCCGATCAGGTGGCCATCCCTGACACCGTGCAACCACCGCAATCTGGCGACATCGCGCCCCCGGCAGCGGTGATTGACCTTTCCGTAAGCGAAAAGGTCGTGCGGCTGGGCAATGTCACCCAAAGCAGCCTGATCGTTTCATGGCGACCCGCCGAGGGCCGTCTGGTGTCGAGCTATCAGGTTTATTATGCGCTCAAGGATGAAAGCCCGATTTTCTACGCCCCGGTCACAACCGCGAAAACCGCCATCCCCATCGAGCTTAAGGGCAAGCAATATCAGGTGTGGGTGGTCGCGGTTTCCCCGTCTGGCAACCGGTTGTCGATTGGCGAAAGCGCGACCGAAACCCTGTTTGTGTCGGGCCAGCTTCCGAAACCGGCAACGCCATCGAATGTCCGGTTGGCCTTTGCCAATGGGTCTGCGACGATCAGCGTCGATCCGCAGAATGATGCTGATCTTTTCGAGCTGACCATCGCCACGCCGGTTTCCGCCGGGGCGTCGCTCGGCGGCACGCTCGCAGCTTCGCAAACTGTCGAGTTTGCCGGGACCACCACAAATGTCGCCGTACCGTTGGCCGGGGATTATGTCTTCACGCTTCGGGCAGTGAATTTTCAGGGCAGCAAATCCGATGCCGTCACCCGCACCTTGACGCAAAACCGCGCTTGGGCGCGTAATGCGGTGGCCAGTTTTGCGGTGCCAACAACGGGCGGTTCTTTCACCGGCTCTATCGGTCGCACGGATGACGGGCAAATCCGTCGTCCGTCGATTGTCGGCACCGCCTGGTCGATCCCCGATGGCTCAAACGACATCGAGGTCTTTAACGGCATGTGGGATTTAAAAACCGTGTCGCCTGCCGATCTCGCAAGCCTGCCCCCTTCATGGTTTGTCGGCCCGCAGCTCACCGAAACCGCCGAATGGCAGTCAGACATTATTGATTTTGGCGAGGATTTGACGGGTGTTTGGTGGTCTGATCAAAAAGCCGAGATCGTTGATTTTAGTGGTGTCATCAACTGGGCAGACGTCCCGCCTTCCGTGCTCGCAACCCGCAGCCCGTCCGTGCTCAAACCCGACAATGCCACCATCGGCGTGGTGCTGGAATTGGGCATGGAGCCCGATCTTAGCGACGCCCGGCCCGTCATCGGACATTTTGAAGGCACGGCGCGCTACGGTCGCATTCGCGTCTCAACCCGCTCTCTAAGCTGGGTGGTCGAGGCCTATGCCTCGGATATGACCATCCATTGTGATGCGCCAGACGAGGTTGATGCAGGCAGCGGCGTGATCGGCCTTGATGACGCACCCCAGAACGTCAGTTTCGCCCGCAAATTCGCCGTCGTGCCCACCGTGGTAGTGGCGGCGGAGGAAGACGGCACGGCGCGGCTTATTTCAAATTCAGTAACCAAAACAGGTTTTCAGGTTAGCGGTGTCAGCACCACCCGCTTTACCTGGCATGCGCAAGGAGTTGTCTGAAATGGCATTTGATCCGAACCTACCCAATTCCCAGCAACAGGATTTCGAGAGCGTTCTCGGTGCCATTCG